CTGAATGTAGGCCGTCTCCGGCAGGTTGCTTTCCTGCACTGCGCGCATTTGCGCCAATGCTTCCGTGCTAATCAACGTAGTGGTCATCCCGCACCAATCCCACGCTCGCGATCGCGCCAAACGCGCTTGAGCGCGCCCTGTACTGCGCTGCCAGGCGCAGCTTTGCATCCCGAACACCGCTGAATTCATAACTGCTTCCGTCCGCGCTGAATTTCAGAACATCTTGCTCAATTCTGCCTGCCCACAAGGTCAGCAACTCCGCGGCTGCGGCATAAACGTCATAAGTGAAGCCGGTCGCGTAAACCGCGCTCTGCGTGCTTCCAAAGACAAAATAACCGCTGATGGGGTCTGAGCTTGCAGGCGTAAGGACAGTGCCAGCAGGATCTGAAAGCGAAACGTCACTTTCCCAATACCGGCGTTCGGATTTAAATTTAAGCTGAGTACCTGCCGGCTCCGGCAGCGCAGTCAGCGCGCTTATGTGATGGTACTCGCGCGCAAGGTCAAGTTGATCCTCTATCGCCTCGTCCGTGTACTGTTGAGACGAACCCATAGGGTCGTTTATCAGCCCGCGTACCAGCGTTATCAGTCCTGCCATTGTTGCTCGTGCCATCTATGCGCTCCATTTGGCTAAAGGTGGGTGGGGAAAGAATAATGGAACCTCACCCACCTTAGCTCACAATTCATTACTTTGGCAACTTAATCGCGGTGATTTTCAAAGTCTGCGTTTTACTCGCGGCAGGGGTGCTCTTGATAGATATAGTCCCGTCGCTTTGCATAAAGCGCGCTGATTCAATCACAGCATAATCGATTTCGTTTTGCGCCAACGCAATGCTTAAATCGCCAAGTCCAGCCTGAAACGCAGGCGGATTATCTCCAGCCAGGATTTCAACTGTCATAATGTCAGCGGCGGCGGCAGTATTCTCAAACTTTAAGAGAATATTGTGCGTGTCGCCATCCGGCGTCAGTGGAATTGTGACGGCGTCAGTTCCAGTGTCCAACACTGATTCCGCAACGTCATCTTTGGCAACATTTTCCGTCAAAACATTCAGGGTAACCGATGTAGCATTAGCCATTGATCACCACCTTAGCTTGCGGCGTTCTTAGCGTAGAGGGTCGCCAGTAAAGCAGGGCGAACAACCTTGTAACCCCACAGGTGCAAACCCTTCACGGCGCTTGCGAACCGCAACTCCGGACGATAAGCCTCAACGCCATTGATCTGATCCGCATAACTCAAGGCCATCGGATGACCGGCGATAATGCGGTAGGTTTTGACGGTTTGGCCATCGTTGGTCACGTTGTTGCTCATATGCACATTGAACCCAGCCGCCTTGCCAATCACGCCATTCGCGCGAATAGCATTTCCGGCGTCGGTGGCGTTTACGAAACGGGAGTCTTTGAGCAGCATACCTTCAGCCCAAGCCGGCACAACCACCCAGCGTCTTCCGTCATCTGGGCAGTTGTTTTCGTCAAGGATAACTTTCAGATCCACGAGATAGTCATACATGGCAGACCCCGCGGTCAGCACACCACCTAGTTTGGCGTTGGCTCCATCGCCTCCGACCTTGTTGTTGGAAGGAGTGGACGTGTGGATCTTCGCCAGCTCGGTATCAACCTCGCGGGAAAGTCCGTAAGCCGCCTCGCGCATCGCCTCATCCATAACCTTCGGCTTTTGCTGAGCTTTATCAATGTCATCAATTTGGAAATTGAAATAATTTGCCTTGTCGATGGTGAGCATGCTTTGTGCATCGGTCAGGGTTTCAGCCGCTGAAATGTTGGTGTTTTTGGTGTAAGACCCGATGGTAACCCGACCGATTGAGTTGATCTTTACCGTGTCGCCGACCCGAGTGATTTCACCTTCGTAATCGCGGTTGGCCAGCGCGGCAAAAACATGAGCCTCATTCATATTCTGCAATAATCTTGCAGACCAAATTGAGGGGATAAAATTTGAGAGTGTCATTTGTAACCTTTCGTGTTGCTAATTATGCTCCAGGAAGCCTTTGATTGACTCCCAGTTCTTGTTAATTTGTTCAGGGGACATTTTCTCTATTTGTTCCCGCGTGAACGTTTGCTGCTGCTTCTTTGCCGGATTCATCGCGCTTGAGCCGCTGCCAGCAAGATAAGGTTTATCTTTCAGCAGCGCGGTTAGCAGTGCTTCGGAGTTGGTAGGCTGTCCTGCCTCGTCGTACTCCAGCTTGCTGGTGTCCAGCAGCCTGTACGCCGCGTCCGGGTCGATGATGCCCAGCTTCGCCGCCTTCGCGGTAATATCGCTCTGTGTCATCAACGCCTTCTGCTTCTCAGCCGCGTCCGCCAGCTGTTTTTCCAGCTGCGCCGCGCGCTCCTGCGCCTTCTGCAATTCAGACATCTCAGCTTCTTTGGCTGCGTTTTTCGCCTGAACAAGCGCTTCAAGCTCGTCCATGCCCGCCAGCCCTTTCGCCCGCAATAACGCCTGAATCTCGCGTTCTGCCCGCGCTTTAATCATCCGGTTTACTTCATCCTGTGAAAACGTCTTCTTCTCAGCCCCGCCGGCGTTCGCGGTACTTTCCCCGCCCTGTTCGCTGGTCTGTCCGTTCTCTGTTACCTGTTTGGCTTGTTCTTCAGCCATGTGCTCATCTCCCCACCAGTTGACCGCCGGTGTCGCGTGTTTTGAATTGAACAAAAACGCCCGCTCCAAAGACCAGTTTCTTGGTCTCAAGAGCGGGACGCTTCTGCGTGCGGCTTTTATCCCCACCGACGGGCTGATTGTCTCAGGCGGTCGATGTGTTTATGTCAATACCAATATTAGCACAATATCTTTACTTTTGCAAGCTGTCTGCAAGTTTTGCCATCGCCATATATCGTTTTGCCTCTGCTTCACCCAGCAGCTCAACCAGACTGGCCTGCCTCACGCCTTCGCCCCAGACCGCGCTGTACGTCTTCCGGCTCAATGCGTCAAACCCAAACTTGCCGTCTTTCCACGCCAGCCACTTCGCCGGTCCCAAAATCTTGCGCTGCTCTTCCGCGCTCAGACCCCGGAAGTACGCCTCCCCTGTCATTTTCCGCTGCGCGTACATCCGCTTCTGCTCATCCGACAGCTTGTACTTCTTCGCGATCTCCTCAAACGACGGACCCACTTTTTCCGCCGCGCTGAAGTCAAACCCAAACTCCGCGCCAAGCTCCTCCCAGCTCTTAGTAATCGCCGTGCTCGTGCACCGGCAGTTCGGATGTGACGACATTGTCTCGCTCAGCGGGTGCTCGCTCCCGTGCAAGCTGATGCACACCGGGCAGGTGTTTCCCGTCAGCGCGGCTTGCCAGCGCCAGCCTTTCACCACATCCGCGTTCTGCTTGTAGTTTTCCGCGGTTGCCACGCGCTGCGCCCGCATCACTTCCGTCCGGCTGATTGTCAGCGCGCGGTTCAGCTGCACACCCAACGCGTCCCGGATCAGCGGCGCAATCTTACGCGGGTTATACCCCAGCACAATCCCCTGCACCAGCGCGTCCTCTGCCGCTTTAGCGCCGTCCTCACGTATCTGGCGGAACAGCCTGTCCAGCGCCGAACCCTGCTGTGTAGCCCCGATCAGCGCTTCAATCGCGCCTTTGTGCAGAGTTTTGACGGCAAAGCGGCCCTGACCGTCATATTCCGCCCCAAGCGAGAGAATGGTCATATCGCGGCTGAACTGCAAGCTCTCGGCAATCACCCGCGCCTGCTGTGCGCTCACGCTTCCCTCCGCGTACTTGGCAAAGTGCGCCAGCTCTTTTGCTACCAATGCCTGCATCGAACTCAAACGCTGTTGCTGGTACAACCAGCCCAGCCCAACGTCCTGTCCCTGGGACTGCGCGCGTTCGTACTCCGTCTGCAGGCGCTCCAGTTTCTTTCGTATCCGCTTCCAGGACTCAGCGTACACGCGCACCATCTGCGCCGCGGCCCGGCGTTCATTACGCAGCAGCCGCTCCTGAAACTCCCCTATCGCGTCATAAATGGTCGGCATTACTCCAGCTCCAGTTTCGGTTGTGCCTGCGCTTCTTTTATGCGCTTTTCAGCGATTTTGAGGTAGTCAGCCTCGCGCTCAATTCCGATGAAGCCCCGCCCTTCCAGCGCACAAGCGCAGCCAGTAGTACCACTCCCCATGAACGGGTCAAGCACCACCCCGCCGGTCGGCGTCTTTGTCAGCCGTACAAGGTAGCGCATAAGGGCAAGCGGCTTGACGGTGCTATGAAAATTAGTTGCTTGACTCCATGCGTCTGCGCTTTTTGCCCTCAACAGCATTTGTAATGCAACACTGCTTGCACCACGGGCTAATTCCAACTGCCCGTTTGTAGTAGTCAGTATCCACTTTCTTAAACTCTCCACACTTTCGGCAGGGCTTCCACCATTCACCATCTCGTAATTCACACCCGCTGTGTATTCGTTTGTGAGTGAGAGCGTCAATGAGTGTAAGATTTTCGATTCGATTGTCTTGCTTATCGCCGTTAATGTGGTGGATAAAGAATCCTTCAGGCACTGCCCCGTTATGCTTTCGCCACACTCGCCTATGTTCCAGGTCACAATTGATTCTAACGTAACCTTTCTTAGTAATTGAACCGCTACCGTACTCACGTCTTTCCATGACAAACCTCCATTATTAGATTTGTCATTATTATACTTGACCGTTAGGTAACCGCCAAGCCCGTTATTTCTTTCACGCCTTGAACTTTTCGCACAGTAGAAGAACCGCGCGGCTGAGTTTCCGTCATTGCCATAAGTGTCTCTAAAAGCCTCGCGACCAATACCAAACATGCCTTTGTCAGCAGGACTTGGTTCTTTATTGCCAGCAGGATGCGTTTCAGGAAACCCCTCCAGCACCTCGTCCGACCCATCGTGAATGATGTTCGCGGGGAAGCGACCGATGGTTTCTCCCTTTTTAACTTGTTCTTTATATCTTTCGACTTTGTTTTTAATTGCTATCTCATCATGTCGCCAGGGTCTATCCCAACCATCACTTGCACTGACGTTACCATTC